AGAGTGGCTATACCTGTAGCGGCCGTATTGCATGAAACGTGTTTCTTAGCTGTATGAGCTGAAAGAATGGTTCCTGTAGCAGCAGTCAGTGCTCCAGAAGCTGCGGTAGCCGTTAAGCCTGCTCCATCAGCATCATCTGAAATATAAACTTCTAGAGTATGGATAGCTGCGATAGCATTGCCTTCCCCGTCTAGAACTGTGATTGTAGCTTCAATGCCGTCAGTGGTAGCAGATGCTGCATACGCTACTGAACAACTTGCTGCTACTGCAACGTCGTTAATTTTAAAACCGTTAGTTGCATTAACTGGACCTTTAAATGTGGTCTTAGCCATGGTATTATACCTTTAAAAATAAATCCGCAGTCTTCCGTCCGTGGCCGTCAGTTTGCGTCTGCGGGAATGTGTAGAGTCGCTAGACTCGTAGAAGTAGGGCATCCTTGCCCCACGGAAAGCTATGCTTATGCTCCGCTTGTACCGAAGATAGCTCTAGGATCATGCCAACCCATTGAGAATCTTGTGTATAAAGCAAAGTTCATATTCATAGTATCGTCGTCTTTATGCTCGAACAACGAAGGAGCTTCACGTTCATAATGAACCATACCGTCTTCAGCATCGGTTACTAAGAACCAAGCATCAGAATCAGTCAAGAAGTCCATAACTGCATAGCCTTCAGGCACGTCACCGCGACTTCTAGCTGCGTTAATATCGTTATCAGCACTATCAGGACGTCCTGGAGAAACCAAGAGTCTTTCTGCGTCGAACACGACTTCTGGTGGAACAATAAGTTTTCTAGCAGAAAGCAGAGCCCTTAGTCCACGGTTATTACGAATATCTCTGATATCAATAAGAGCTTGCTCTAAAGATGTTTCAGAAAGTACAGCATCGGTAGATAGTTTGTTACGCATGGTAGATCCTACGATAGGATGGTCCGTTGCGCAAAGAACTTTACCGTCACCGCCGGTGTAACCAGCTGTGAAAGCTCTGTTAAGAACATTCGCACCAATAACGTTTTTAGTTTGCCCTAAAGCTTTACCTAACATTTTAGCTTGCTTTTCAGCGATTTTCAGCGTTTGGCCGTCCATCATAGCTTCATGGGTAATAACAAGCTTACGTGCATACGCGTTATGAGCGATACGACTTGTGTACATTTGTACTGGAGCATCAGCAGAAATACTGTCTCCTTCGCCTTTTTGAACTAATAAGTCCAAGTCAGCAAAAGCTACTTCTTCTTCAAACGCATATTTGGAAGGTCTGGCATCCTTAAAGATCTCTTTATATTGTGCTGGAACTTCTTTATGGGCGGCGTCAAACCATCCATTGATTCCAGGTAAGAGGTCCTTTGGAAACGAACCACGATGTAAAACTGACATAGTATAAGTCTCCTAAGATTAAGAAATACCGAGCATGCCTTGTGGCGCTTCAGTGTGATTATTAATTAAAACTTCGAATTTAGGTTTGCCTGTATAATCCTGATCAGGACGTGTTACAGGAGCAACAATAAGAAGTTGGTTGGAAGCATCTGCAGCAGGTGCATCTGATGTACCAGAATCGAGCTCAATTCCAGAAAGACCTGTAACGGTATCTCCAGCAGTAGTAGCGATTAGTACAGCATTGAGACCTACAGAAGCAGCAGCAGTCAAAGCAGCATCAGCTTGGATTTCAAACAAAACGTCTGGGTCATCACAAACATGGACAATAGCTTCAGTACTAGCTGGGCTGTAAGGTTTTTCAAGATCAGAAGCAACTGGTTCAATTGCAACAATTACACCTGTGATGGCGTTTCCGTCACCTACAGTAGCTTTGTTAACAGCTTGAAGCGCGCCTACATCATAAGTTTGAAGACCGCCTTTAACAACTGCAGTATTCATATCACCCATTTTAATGACGGGGTCGCCAATAAAGAGTGCTGTCGCATAGCTTGATAGGACTACGTACGGGCGGGTTGCTCCGTTCCAAGGCCTGCCGCTACGCATTTTTACGGGTTTTAATCCGGACATAATGGTAAACTCCTAATTAAGTTTAGTTTATTTAGATTTAGTATCGATAGTCTCTGTAATCCTAGGACTAGCTAGACCATCTTCTGGTGTTTTATAAAGTGACTCATACTCTTTAGCTTTAGCTGCCTTCTCTCTTTGGCCCTGTTCGTAAAGTTCTATGGGACACTCAACTAAGATTAACTTGTCCTTACCGGATGCTATAGTGACAAAGTCGCCTTCTCTATTTGACGCTTCTGCTGCTGTTCCATCACCTAAGTTTGCAAGTAAATCTTTATACGCTGGATCCGATAATCTTACTGGCTCATATCCTAGGGTTTTAAGCCTACTCAATGATTCTCCTGTAAAAAATTCAAACCTGTGGTGTCTATCTTTAGGCAATACTCCTTCCGGAATACTTAGTTTACCTTTTTGATTACCACTTCTGCGTACTCGTTTATTCTCTATTCTGCGTTTTTCGCTCATCTCTATGATCTCTCTACGTTAGTCTGATTTTAATGCGTCAGATGCTTTAAGCTCGTCAATATACTTCTCGATAGTGTATCCTGGGATTCCAAATCGTGGGTCAGTAAATTGAGCTGCTAGTTCTTTCTGCTCGTTGGTTAGTTTATAGTATTCAGGATGTGGGTCTTTGGCGTTGCCTCTCCTAACAGTACTACTAGAAGCTTTACTCATCTTCTTAGATACTGTGGCAGGGGGTTCTTCCCGTTTCACATTCTTCATCTTTCCTTCTTGCTTTTCCTTAAGCTTGGATTCTACAAACTTTACTACGTCCTCAACAGGAGCATTAGGGTGTTTCTTAGAATACATAATATCAGCAGCCTGCGCTATACCTAAGAGCTCGTAATCATCGTCTGTCTGTGGGTCACTTAAAAACTCGTGTCTAGAAACAAATTCTTCTAACACTTGTCTGTTGTGTGCCTCAGGAGACGTAGGCTCTAAAGCATGTAATTCTTGTTGTGCTTGCTCAAAGCGATCAAAGTCACCTTGTTGCTTAGCTGCTTGTAACTCAGCCACTATTTCCTTCTTGGCTTTTTCGTACATCACCTTCTCGGACTTAGTCATATGCCCTTTGAAAGTTTCCATTGTTTTCTTAAGCTGGTCTATTTCGTCTTTTAAACGCTTATTCTGCTTAATAAATGTACCTCTGCCTATAAACGTATGAGCATCAACCCATTCGTCTTCTGGTCCAGAGTATTCTTCTAAGGGTCTCCAACCCTGCGCTCTAGCGTCCTCTTCTTCCTTGGACATTTCTACTTCCACTTGGGCAGCAGGCTTAGTTTCTAAGGTCAGTTCCTCTGCGGGTTCACCTTGTCTAATCCTTTCTGCTTGGGCTTCCAAAGCATCCATATCTATAGTAGGTTCCTCTACTACTTGTTCGTCTTGTTGTTGAGACATTCTCTATGTACCTCTATTTAGTTGCTACTATCTTTGAAGCTTCTACTTCTTGACCGTCCTCAGTCTCGAATTTGATTCCTTCTAAGTCTTCCTTATCTATAATAAGCCAAGCAGCTGTATCATGAATAACTCGCAAATCATCGCAACCTATCCCATCCACATTACTTCCTGCATACTTAGGAAACGTAATTACATCCCCTACTTGGGGCTTAACCTTCAAATTCTCAAACGCTACTTCCCCTAAGGCCATTACCATAGCCATCTGAGATGCATCGCCTTCCCTTCTGTTGCCAGTATGTGTATTAAGAATAATACCGCCTGCTGACTTATTAGAGGGTCTTAATAGCTTTAATAGAACCGTATCTGCTAACGCTTTCATTCCTGTTCCTCGTTCTCTAATATTTCATAGTCTAACAATAGGTCTTTAAGCTCTTGCTTATCAACTAACTGCTTGACTGCTCTTATTGCCCCACTTATGTGGCATACGTGCCTGTCTAAGTGTGGATCAGTAGTTATATTGCTGTTCTCTAACAATGATGCTACTAATTCTTTTTCGCTGGCTCTAAAACCCTCTAATATACTCTTTGTAGTAGGGTTATTCCACCAGCTGTGAAACTGTTCTAACGAGACCTTATCCTTGGGTGACATATGTATTCGTCCTCTTCCGTTTATTACACTGTCTTATCTAATCTGTCTTCTTCTATATCCAATCTGCGCTCTTCCAGAGTTAATTTCTGTTTACGCTCTTCGGTTTCTATGTCCTTCAGTAATGTGTCTTTCTGTGCTTCAAATCTATCTAACTGGGTCCCTGCTTCTAAGGATTCAGCTGTTGCTAAATCTTTAATTGCTGCAGACTCAGCTTTTAATTGATCTATCTGTAATTTCTGTCTATCTATATTTAGCTTCTCAGCGGCTATTTGCAGCTTACCTTGCTTTTCTTGTTGATCTGCTTGTAGAGCTATCTCTTGTATGCTTGGACCTTGCTGTGGGGGTGCTAAGAAGCGTTCTGGGTTCTCAAATCCTTGTGCTTTTAATACTTCTATCATAACTTCTGGCATATTAAATACACCTCCAGCTTGGATAGCCATATTCATCAAGTTTTGAGCTTTCAAACCCCTTTGTACTTCAGTAGAATTATTAAACTCAGCTACCGGCAACAAATCTGCATCTTCTTCCTTAAAGTCTGCAATAGTGCCTTGCCCTTCCATTAACATTTCTTGCGTTTCTGCTTCTGTGAGATCTAATACCCTCAAATAATCTTGTGGGTCTCCGTACTCACCATAAAGCTTATATATTTCTTTTAACTCTTGTTTTAAACCTATGAATATCCTACGCTGAATAGCCAAATAGACGGTCATTCCTTGTTGGACTGCTTGGTTCATTGTATTAGGAGAAGTGTTCTGAGTCTCAATATCCCCTAACATTACTTCTGTAGTAGAGGTCAGCTCCTTAGTAGCACTGATAATCATCCCTAATAGAGAAAACAATACTGAAGATGGTTCTTTATAGTTAAGTTGGTAAACTTCATCTTGAATACGCTTAGCGTAGTTAGTTTCTACGTGTACCCACTCTCCTGGTTGAATCTCCATATTATCCTTTCTAATACGTAACCCTTTACCTATAAACCCACCTTGGGTGTTAGCAAGTGTCCCTGCGTCCACTAGCTGGTTTAAAATGGTATTAGTAGCATTATTAAGGGATAACAGCAAAGTACCAAAACCGTTAGAGAAAAAGCTGCCATCAGGATTAGGTAGGAAGTGATAACTAGTGAAATATTGGTATTTCTTATCGATTCTAACTACTTTATTGCCTTTAGCGTTAAATTGTACGTTCTCTACCCTATAATTAGCTACAATCCGTAAAACGGTCATTGTATCTGGGTGTATTAGAACTATATAAGGTTCAGCATAGCCGTCATCATCTAAATCTAGCCAAACGTGTTGTTCTATGAACTCTATATCCACTTGCTTGTCTTCATTGGTAGAAACAAACATTTCAGGGTCATGTTCAGCGTAAATTTCTGATCTCATACCTTGTATAAGGTCATTTTTAGTTAAACACACTCTGTGACTGATTCTAGGTGCATCTGGTAATGACTTAATATCGTTATTAACGATTACATCTTTATAGTGCTGTACATCACTCCTTACTTGCCCTGTTAGAGGGTCGTAGCAAGACTTAACAAATGCTGTGCCTACAGCTGCAACCGTGTGTAAGAGCTTATCGTGGTCGTTCCACCATGTGGGAGACTCGTCTATAAGCTTATAATTCATATAATCTGCAGATCTTTGTCCTTTTCGGTTTTTTATACCTTCTGGATCTCTGCCTATCACTTTATATTTTACTATCTTACCGTTTCTGGCGAATTCTGGTAAAGTTCTTGAACCAAACTGAATAACAGCCATGGTTAATAAGGGATACTTCACATTCGAAGCCTTAGGCCAAGGCCAGTGCTTCTCTTCTTGAGGTAAATTGGCAAGCTTCATGATTTCGTCGGCTTTATCTAGCCATTCACCCATGCTTTGCTTATCTTCTTCGAACCCTTGCAAGACTTCTTCTGCAATAGTGCCTAACTCGTTATCATCTAGCATTTCTACTATGTTAGGAGACTCTATGAGCTCTAAAAGTTTATCTTCTATCTTTGCCATTATTCTGAGCCTTTCTTAGGGGAGGAATAACCTGCTTTAAAGCAGTCCTCACTTCGTTGCGGTTTAGCCATTATTCTTTAATACCCTGTAGTTGGATTTCTACTGTTATCCTTAGTAAAAGAGAACCGCCCTTTTAAGGAGTCTGCGTATTCACCTTCTATATCCGGCATAGTAATGGCGTGATCTATACCTGACATGATCAGATATCTTTTTGCGTCCATTAAATGGTCATTAGATTTAACTATTCGACCCTTGCCGTCTCTTCTATATATCCTAAATTCTCTGAGCAAGTGTTGGCAATTAGAAAAAACTTTTAGCCTTCCTGTAACCAACCTGTCATATACTGCTCTTAAACCTATGTCTACCGAATTATTGGCAGGATATAAATCTAAATCTTCTTGTCTGTAAGCATCCAACAGTGCAAAACCGTCGTGCTGCTTACCTGCCCCTGCTGCTGAGGGATCTATTACGCCTGGTACCCATTTCTGAGACTTCTTGCGTAAATTTGATGCGTGGAAAGCTGGATTCTCTTTCTCTACGTAATACTCGTCGTATAAGTACCAAATATCGTTTTGTGGGTCATATGCACCGAAAATTCCGGCAGTCATTCTCCAACCTACATCTAATCCGTAACACCTAGGCCAGCTAGGGTTAAGTTCTATTGGATTTATAACAAAATCGTTCTCTGGTACAGGGTATACTTTACCTTCACCTACAGTTGGAATACCTTTAATACGCGCTTCCCTTTCATGAGGCGGTAATTTCTCGTATTCTTCTTTAACTTCGTCTGCGATATGGGGTACATCTGCCCATTCAATTCTTTCTACAAACTTTCCTTTCTGTTTCATTTGCTCTATGGAAGGGAACATCCCGTCATTGAGAAAACTCATTACTACGTTAGAGTAACCGTTCAAAGGTGTGAAGGTACAGTATAAAATACCTCCTGTTGTAGCTAAACGCATTAAGGACTCAGTATAGATATCCTCTGGTGGCTCCTCATCGAACCAAACTACGTCCTGTGCCGTACCCATGTAAGACTCAACGTCCTCCACATACGACTTAAATATTAGATGGGAAGATCCACCTGATTCATGCTTGACCCAAACATCAAGAATACCCTTAGGGGTACCTGGTTTGGTCGTCACATCGATTATACGGTCTTTAGGTATAAATCCTGTGCCTAGCTCTCCGTAGCGCCCTAAGAGCATTTCTTGGAGTGTGTCTCTGACACGAGTGTTATTAATACCGCATGCCCACATATTAATAGGCTTATCAAATCTTTTTCCGGTATACCAGTCTGGATATTTACCTGTGAGATGCATAGCGGCAGCATAACTACCTACATACGTTTTACCTACACGGTTACCACCCATTAAAGCTGATTGTCTGAACGTTTCTGTAGAGTTTAAAAATTCTACGTGCTTTTGATAGTTACTACGTGCAAATTCTCCTGTTTCAGGGAACGACACTGACAGCTTATCGTACTGTATACGATCGGAAAGTTCAGATAGTGAGCTTAGAAGCTCTAGCTTCTCTTCTCGTGATAGTTCACTAAAATTAGTAGGAAAGTCTGATTGCATAAACTAAAAATCCGTGCTACAATACATTTACTAGCCCAGAGGGTCAGTAAAGGGATTGCCCACTATTTGTCCTTCTTATCGTCGCTGTTAGTAGCTATCTTAAGATCTGGCTTAAGGCCTGATAACTGTCTGATCTTGGTTTGAATCATCCGTTCCAGTTCTTGGTCGGACATATTCTTAGTTTTGTCTGTAATTTCTAGAGTGGTCTTTTTATTTTCTGACCAGTTGCCGCTGAATTGGGTAATTAGAGTACGTACAAGTAGATCTTTCTGTGCTGTTGAACACTTTCTGTCTTCAAATATAATCTTTTGAACCATGTCTTCGTAATGAGCTTGCCTAGCTTCTTTACGCATATCCCATAGTTCTTTAAATTCAGGTTTATTCTTATCGTTAGCCCATGCGTAGAGCGTTTGGGAGGTCACCCCTAGTGCTCTAGCTATCTGTGTGTCAAATTTACCCTGACACGCCAAATCATAAGCTTGCTGACCCATTTCTTT